TCATGGATATAACATTTAAAGGTCCATTTGGAACTGCTGGTTTGTTTGATCCAACCTTTACGTTCCTATTAAAAAGAGCCGATAGACCGAAATATAAAATTGACCACGAAGAAGTTAATATGTACAACTTCCGTACAAATATCCCAAAAAGGGTGTCCTGGGATCCAATATCAATTGAATTACATGATATGAACGACAACTCGTCGCTAAACTTCTTCAACACATATATGAAGATTCTTAGTCCAGTAATGAGAACTACAGAACAAGATCCAAAGTATCTTTTGGGCATTATTGACTCTGCTGGTATGGATTTCGACAAGGGATTTTTTAGTGGGACTTTAAAACAGGTTGTTAATCCAAATGCCCCATGGACAGCTTCTCTCGGTCCTTTGGCATATAATGAGAGTGGCAATGCTCAGGGTCAATCAGCAACAGCAATTATTGAAAGTATCACAATCTACCACGCATATAGTTTCGGTAAGTTTGTTGATATTTACAAATACTACAATCCAAGAATTACAGACTTCACTCTTGATGACTTAACCATGAGTGAATCAAATACAAACTCGGTAACATTCACATTCAACTATGATATGTTAGATCTTAAAGTTGGAGTCTCAACTGCAACTCAACTTAATGAACTACAGAGGGCAGTTGCTGATGGTGTTAAACACTTAAACTTTGAAGGAATGAAAAAGTTAAACCCACAACCACAAAACATATCAACACCAACCAGACGAACGACAACAGAGTTTCAACAAGCGTCAAATCCGACTGCGGCTCCAACACCTACAACAACTGCTGCCGTTACACCAGCAACACCTGTTACTCCACCATTTGGATCATCTACTTCACCTCCTCCGGACGTTGCGACTCCTACGACTACAAGAAATGCACGAACAGTTGCAATGGCAAGAGAGGCAAATACTGGATATGATGCGATTACAGCACCACCTGGAACACCCGAATGGCAAGCTCAAGCAAGTAGAGTGGATTACCAAACTGCGTTAAATCATCCACCAGGACCAAATGATCCTCCAAACAGATTTGATCACAGAGCAACACTACATGCTGAGAACAATAACTTACCATATGCATCAGGTCAGCCACGTAGTGACGTTAGAAGTCAAAATACCACTGTTCCACCTATAAACAGTATTCCAGCTGGTAGTTCATCTAACTTCACATCATCTATCAGTTCAAAGATTTATGGCAGTTAAACATGACAACAAATAAGGAAATTGAACAAAAAATGTACCGAAGTTTTGGTGGTCGTAGATACCACCAGGGGTACTATAAACTCAAGAATCCAAAGAAATATGTCGGGAAGAACAAAGATAAGATTCGGTTCATGTCATCATGGGAGCGTAAGTTCCATGAGTTTCTTGACAACAACGTTAGTGTTCTTGAGTGGGGTAGTGAATGTCTTGCAATTCCATATCTAAAACCTACCGACAATCAAATGCACAGGTATTTTCCCGATTACTACATTAAGTATAAAGATAAATATAATCAAGTAGTTGAAGAAATTATCGAAATCAAACCTAGTAAACAACTACAAAATAGTGCCGACCTTATGGAAGCACTAATGTTCTCAATTAACACTGCGAAATGGAAAGCTGCTGAACAATACTGTAAGCAACATGGATATAGGTTTCGAATCCTAACAGAACGTGAACTGTTCCGAAGGAAGTAATATGAGATTGAGTGAGATAATTAACGAAATAACAAGACGTGATTTTTTGAAGACTATTGGTGGTTTAGCAGCGTATGCTCCTGGTCTGAATTTATATGCTGACACTAAACTCGACCCTTCAAAGAAAGATAAAATTGTAAGATTTGCGATCGCTGGACTACGCAAAGTAATTGCTGAACCTGAATATGGAATGCGGAGCGTTTTATTCGATCCTGTTATGAGAAAGGCAGCTATTGATTATGACTATCCTTACGAGCACTTTAAGGATGAAGATGATGCCACCGTAAGAACAGAACTTCAAAAGTTCCTCCGTGCTGTTCTCACTTCCAACACAAGAAAGTTAGGTGTTGTCATCAACAATATTGATTTTGATGACTTAACAAGTGAAGTCCTTGACATAATGATTACAGATGCTAACTTTCTTGAAACAGCAGAGTGGTATCTTAAACAACAATCAAAGACAGATAAACAATTTCAAACCTCAATATGACAAAGATCGTAGAAGAAAAACTTGTTGAACATCCTCTTGAAGCGGTATTTGATATACCTACAGGAACAACCGTGACAACAACAGAACGTCATGTAACAACTGACATTGTTCCTCACGGCCAGTATGACGTCAAAGATAATGAGATTGAAAAGAAACTCCACGACATTAATGATATAGCACTAACAGCGTACGACATGCAAGTTAATATCGCAACAGATGGTGATGTCAAATATGCGGCACGTAACATGGAAGTTGCTAACGGACTTCTAAACACTGCACTAGATGCTGTCAAACAACTTGCCGAACACAAACGTCATAAGGATAAAGTTGCTGTTACAGCAACTAAGCCACGAACGGTCAATAATACTGTAATAATGAGCCGTTCAGAAATGTTGAAGCGTGTGATTGACACCGACTTCACAATAGAGCCAGAACCTCTGGATGATTGATTTAATAACCCTATTCTCAAAAGATAGCTCGTTTACACCACTTGACATCAAGACACTTCACTACGATCTTGGTCTTAGAACAATAAGAGAGCTAACGAAGTCGAAACTTGTCCTTACGACAAACAAGGATCGCCACGATATAATGAGGTTCATTCTTGATAATGTTCCTAACACAATTCACGTCAAAACAACCAAATATTCTAGTATTGGTCATATTGTCTATAATGGCTCTCTAAACATTATCATAAAGAAAGAAAAGTTCTTTCCTGGTCGTGATAACGAGATGAGGCTTGTTAGCACAATCAACACACATACGGAACATAAACGTTGTTTAAATATTGTTCTATCAGATGGTAACAAATCAATTACAGTCAAGTCCGTCACAAAAGCATCAATCGTAAAGCACAAACGAAAGTCAAGGAACAAAGCAGACATTCAACTCCACTGTATCAATGGCTCGATATTTCCAATTTCACTAAAGATGGATAACGCTCAGTTGTGGGAATCTGCAGACACTTTGTGGCACGACAATGCTAAACAACTAATTGATATTGCACTAACTTCCGATCTAGTTAAGATTGTACCAAACTGTGTTGGAGTTACAATTTCCCCAAACGTCGCCGTTCCCGCTTTACCTCACGAAGAATTAGCTGTCATCTTCGGAGACGATATTTTGGCAAGGGGTATCGTCGCTATACGCACGTTTAACGATGTGGACTTTCATTTTTCAGACGATAACCTTTTTATCAATGTAAGCAATATTATAAAGCATCCTTTGGATATTTTAGAGAACCAAAAGGTTTGGTTCTTAATTCGTAACGACAAAAAGAGGAAACTTGGTCCATATAAAGGATTAAGAGTACAAGCTGTGTTCGCATCAAGAATTACTTCAAACATAGTAAAGGTCATCAGGGATTAATTTTCAGTAAATAGTGTCGTGGAGAATCATTATGACACTACGAAGTAATCCAAATGTTATTCGTGCGCATACACCAATCGAATATGCACATGAACATATTCTTGAACTTAAACGATGTGCAACTGACCCAATATACTTCATCCGAAAGTATGTTAAAGTACAACACCCCTTACTTGGTAACATAGCATTTGATCTATATCCATATCAAGAAGAACTAATCAACAACTTCCGCAATCACAGATACAACATTATTCTCAGTGCGAGGCAAACAGGTAAAAGTACAGTATCTGTTGCATATATTTTGTGGTATGCAATGTTTAATTTCGACAAGACAGTTCTTATTGTGTCAAATAAGAACTACAACGCAATGGAAATGATCACTAAGATTAGATACGCATACGAAAATTTACCAGACTGGCTTAAGCCTGGCGTTGTCGATGATGGGTGGAACAAACACAACATTAGTTTCGATAACCATTCAAGAATTGTTTCTCAAGCCACAACACCTCAGTCTGGTCGTACTCTTGCTATCTCGTTGCTGTTCTGCGATGAGTTCGCATTCGTTAAACCGGGAATTCAGGATGAATTTTGGTCTTCAGTATCACCAACACTTGCAACAGGTGGATCATGCATTATAGCATCTACACCAAATGGTGATAGTGATCTATTTGCTACACTATGGAATCGAGCAGAAGTTCAAGCGGCAACTAAAGAAGGTATAGTATTCAAATCTCGTCACGTTAAATGGGATGAACCACCAGGACGAGATGAAAAGTTTAAGCAAGAACAAATTGCAGTGATTGGCGAAGAAAAGTGGAAACAGGAATATATGTGCGAATTCATTAGTAGTGAAGCACTACTAATTCCATCATCTATTCTTAATGCCTATAATAATACCGTCACAATGCCTGCAGCAAATGAGAGGGGATTTGTCCAATGGGAACCAATACGAAAGGGTAGAACATACTTGATTGGTATTGATCCAGCTACAGGTAGTGGAAATGATTCAAGTGTAATTGAGATGTTTGAATTTCCAA